CCTATCATTGACTTTGAAAGCAGCTACCGGATGATTGAGCAGACATATGAATTTTGTGACCTATACAAGGTTGGCCTGAGATCCGGCACCAAGTACAGCACGGAAGATGCGAGGTGGTTTGCAACCAAGGTGCTGATCTCCTGTGCTTGCAATCACACGAAGGTGTACCTCAAAGACAGCCTGGTTAAACTCACAGGTTGGGACCGGGAGAATCTGAAGGAGATAAGCGGGAGCTATGTGGATGCTGATTATAACATGTTTGCAGACGAAAATTAACCTATAAGTTAACTCTCAGTGTCCAGTCATCCCGAAATACCATTCCCGGTGACCAAGGAAGAGCAGTGCATGATGTGTCACTTCAGCTCCGAATGTGAGGGGTGCTGCAAGGTCTGTAAGGAGCCATGCAACGGAGGGCAGATATGCGGTATCTCAGATGACCCGGTAGGGAGCATCCAGAGGCTTCAGGCATGGAGGCACATCATAAAAGACTGCGCATCATTCAATGAATTAAAGCGATTTATAGTATGAAAAGTACAGAAAGTTTCAAGAAGGTAATCAGCGACCACCTGGCCAGTGTCGCAGCTGCGGATCCAGTATTCACAGAAAAGATGGCCAACCCCAAAAAGAGCATCGACAATTGCATAACCTATATCCTTAACCAGGTGAAGGAAAGCGGCTGCAATGGTTTTGCTGATGCCGAGATCTTCGGCATGGCAATTCACTACTACGACGAAGAGAACATTCAGCCAGGTGCGAAGGTTAGCTGCAATGTGGTCGTGAACCACAAGCCGGAGCTGACCCCTGAAGAGATTGAGAATGCAAAGAAGGAGGCCCGGGAGCAGATTGTTGCTGGGGAGATCGAGCGGTTGCGTAAGAAGCCAGCAAAGAAGAAAGAAGAGCCGCAGCGGGTTGAACAGACATCACTCTTTTGATCATGGTCCCCAAGACAGAACTTCAAAAGAAGGTCGTATCCCTGAGTAAATCCCTGCCGAAGATCAGCAAGGAGATAAAGCAGTGGGGCTATGAGAACTGCATCACCAGGTATGCCGTGCGGTCTCGTAAGACGCTATACTGTCTCGAGTGCGGCCACAAGTGGAAGGATACAGCAGTACTGGTCTCGGCATTGACCGGCTGCACCTGCCCTAAGTGCGGCAAGCACCTTGAGATGATGACACATTACCGGCCCCGGACCCGTGAAGGAGAATACTTTGCAGTGATCACTACCGCCGGCGGCATGCAGGTGATCAGAATGATCTACATCTGCAAGCACTTCAAGAAACTCCAAAAGCCTGAATGGTTTGCTAAGGAGGTAATGCAGCACTGGATCACGCCAGAAGGGAAAGCTATCACAATGTCACTATCGGTGATGGGATTCTCCCAGTACTATGACCAGTGGCTCTTTGACAGCAAACTCGAAGTAAGACTCAAGACCTATCGCTCTGCAATGAGATATAACATCTACCCGGGTAAGATCTACCCGCAGAAGAAAGTTCTGCCGGTCGTCAGGCGTAACGGGTTCAGGGGAGCCTTCCACGGCATAGCCCCGCACCAGCTCTTCGCTGAGATCTTGAGTGACAGTTTTGCTGAAACCTTACTGAAAACCGGTCAGGTATCGATGCTGGATTTTTATATAAGCAGCGACAGTTCAGAGGTCAGGCGGCTGTGGCCAGCCATCAGGATCTGCATCAGAAATAAGTACAAGATAAAGAACGCAGGCACGTGGATGGATTACGTTCACCTGCTTCAGTTCTTCGGCAGAGACATTCTAAACTCCATTTATGTGTGCCCTGAAGATCTCAAAAGGGAACATGACCGGCTGATCAGGAAGAAGCGTGAGCAGGAGAGAAAGCTGGAAATACAGCAAATGAGAGCTACCCTGGATAAACAGCAAGAGGTTTATGCCAAAAAGAGAAGCCGGTTTTTTGGCCTGCGCTTCACTGACGGCAAGATCACGGTCAAACCCCTGGAATCAGTAGAAGAGTTTATGATTGAGGGTGATGAGCTCAGGCATTGCGTCTTCGGAAGTAAGTACTTCCAACGCGATGATTCTCTGATCCTTTCTGCCAGGCAAGGAGACAAGCCTATTGAAACCATTGAAGTTTCCCTGCGCAGTCTCAAGGTCGTTCAGGCCCGGGGAAATAATAACGCTCCCTCCAGGTATCATAACGAGATAGTTAGTCTGGTTGAGAGTAATATGCACCAGATCGGCCAGCTATGCCAGAGAAAAAGAGAAAGGGCAGAGGCAGTATGAACGCAGCTGAAGCACGACGCAACATGGAAGCCCGGATCTTCGGGAAGATTATTGGCTTCTGGGAGTTAAAGGAACCCATAAAAATGCCAAACGGGAATATCATCAAAAGTTATCCGAAAAAGCTCTACGGTAAGATAACAGATGTGGACCGGACAATGATTGAGTTCACAGACACGATGGGTGAGATCCACCTGTTCAAGGGTAGTCAGATTGTGTTTCGCCCCGTTGGGTTAAGGTCAATGAAGATGCCAAAGAAGTTCATCCCCAAAAACAATCCGCTATGATCAGGGCAATCACTGACAAAGATCCCCAGGCCTTCTACCGTGACGTGCTGGAATGTGAAGCCGAGGAAGCCCCGGAAAATGATGCTCAGACCTCACTCATGAGCCTCGCTGGCAGAAAAGGAATCTTCTACCAGGCGCAGCTCTATGATGACCCCGACGTTTGGACCCTGCCACTGCCACTGACCCGGGAGAGGGCGGAGATGCTCCTGGAAGATGACTCAGTGAGCCAGATAAAGCTGATAATTGAATCGAAACTCTAATAAAAGGACCCCTTCATCATGAAACTCTTCATCAGCGGAAACACCAACCAGCCTCCCGATCAGCTCAGGGAGGAGTACACTAAAGCATCCCGGGAGATCACGAAGCTGGGACACCAGGCTTTAAATCCCTTTGATCTGCCCGGTGGCGACATCTCACTGCCTCCATGGCACGAACGCCTCGAGGCTCTTACCTACCAGTGTGAAGGCATTTATCTTCTCTCTGACTGGCAGGAAAGCGAACAGGCCTCGACAGAGAGGTACAATTGCCTTGTGACCGGCAAGCAGATCTTCTACCAGTCAGCAGAGAAAGAACAGTCTGCTCTCGATGACCGGAAGGCGGCCGCTATTGAACGGATCAAAGAAGCGATCCATGAGGCTACAGGCATGACCATCGACCAATACCGGGCGCACAGCCGGATTGATGATTATGTCTTTGCACGCATGATCTTCTCTCATTACGGCAGGCGTGCTGATTTGACCCCGGAGGAGATAAGTATCTGCCTTGACCGCAGTAAATCAATAGTCTACCATTACTTCAAACACTATGCAAACGAGGTGCGTTACACACCCAGATTTCGTTGTATAGCCCAGAAGGTGGATAAATTTTTGCAGAAATGTGAATCATAGTAATACACTTAAACTATCTTTAAATCATGGAAATGAACGTTGAAATCCAGCAAAGAGTAGCAGAGAGAGTGCTGCAGGCTCTTGAACAGGAAAAACTCATGAACAAAGAAGCTGCTGAAATATTCGGCTTCAGCCCTATCTACCTGAGCTTCATCAAGCGCAGGACAGAATTTCATAAGACTCCCCGTAAGGCATGGGAAGCGATGCATGACTGGTCACAGTCTGGCGAGACGCTTAAAAGTTTCAAGAGCCCGCTGAAGGCAGTGGAGGAGCTTACTGAGGCAGAACAGGCCGCACAGGAAGCAGAGGCCTATATGAAGTCACAGGATCAGGCGCAAGCATCTACGGCCCCCGCACCCGAGCCACCACCCCTAACGAAAGAGGAGAAGAAAGCGCAGAAAGCAGCCCGCTTGCGTGCGGCCTACGAGAGAAGTAAGCCTCCCAAGAAAGCCCCAAAACCGGAAGAGGGTAAGCCAGCCGATCCGGCAGGACAGCCAGCACCGGAAGGTCAGCCCGGGCAGCCTGACACTATTATCATCCCTCGTGGAGGGGATAAGGTTGACCTGTCAAAGATCAGCCTCCGTACCGGCACCACAATTTTCACTGCAGAGGTAACCGACAATGAGATAATCATCCGGTTTCCCCTGGTAAGGCAGGAGGCAAAGAAATGAATGACTTCGGTATTAAAATGGCATTATGGTCAATGGGTTGTTATACTTTTGGCGTACTCATGGGCCTTTTTGTCATGTACAAATGGACCCGCAAGAAAGGAGGCCGGGGATGATAATCAAAGACACCAGGTACCTGGTCTTCAAGGTCACCGAGCAGAAGCCTAAAACCAAGGTTATATCGGTCATCAACAAATCATCTCAGAGACCTATTGCGAAGATCTTATGGTATCCCGAATGGAGGCAGTACTGCTTCCTTCCGAATCCGGGAACCATATGGAATAACACATGCCTTAATGAGGTAAACTCAGTCATTGATATGCTGATGGCTGAAAGACGGACTGCTAAAGTTGAGGAAGGAGGCAGGTTATGAGCGACTACGGTCATATATGCCTCACAGGATCTTCCCGCTCAACACTTCAGGTAGAAGTTTTGAAACTGAAGGCCTGGGGTGGTGACATGCCTGTATGGGTCTCTGCCGGAGGTGCAAAGAATACACTTACCCCTATCAGTGAGGTAGAAGCTGCCATAAACGGCAACCTTGCGGAATACATTGAGAAGAACTTCGGAAGCCAGAAGACAATACTGAAATCAGGAGGCAATGATGAGCTCTACCTGGTTCCTGATTATAATGTTCTGGATACAAAGAACAGGCGATATAAGATCCGCCGTAACAGCAAATTCACACCAAAGAAAAAGAAAAGGAAATGAAAGAAACATCCTTACTCCGCCGCTTTCGCTGGCCACTGTTCATTGCGATATTCAGCAGCGCACATGTCGCAGGGCTTGCTTATCTGTATGGTGACACCAAGACCGCAGGCACGGCCTTTACGATTGTGCTGTGCTTTGCTTGCATAACAGTAGTATTCAACTCTATCGACGAACAAAGAGAGAATGACCGATCAGGAGATAATGTCATGGGTAAGATCATGCCTCCACAAGAAGAAACTGAAGGAGGAATGGGCTGATGACATTATAAGAAGGGCCAAGCTCGAAGGCAATGAGATGCGTAAGTACTACTGCTTTCACTGCGATGGCTGGCATGTCACCAGTAAGAAGAAACTAAACAGAGACAGAAAAGTATAACAAGGGGCCAGAAATGGCCCTTTTCTATTCTTTGCGACAACTATTTGACAACTTTTCAGCCCTTTTCTGTATTATAGTGATTCATATTGCTTATTTTCGTAAGCAGCAAAAACGGGAATAATGGCTAAGACTATCGAAGCTAAGATCAGCTCTCTCACCCCTGATGACCTGAACGCCAACAAGCACAGCGAATACGGCATGCAGCTGCTCGAAAAGTCTATCTCGGAGCTGGGCCTCGGGCGATCAATCGTCATTGACAAGAACAACAGAATCATTGGCGGCAATGCGGTTGTTGAGACAGCAGCTCACCTGGGCCTCGAAAACGTGATCATCGTTCCCACCGACGGCAAAAAGCTGGTTGTGGTCAAGCGTGAAGACGTGGACCTTGACACAAAGAAAGGCAGGGAGCTGGCATTGAGCGATAACTCTGTAGCCCGAAACAACCTTATATGGGATCAGGATGCAATAGCCTCAATCCAGAAGGAGTGGGAAGTGAAGCCTGAAGAGTGGGGAGTTTCCACAGAGTTTACCCCTCCGCCGGAGAAAGCACCGGGAGAAGGCCCCAAGTCAGCCCTGCTGATCGTCGAGAGTGATGACCCCGACCGGCTCAATGAGCTGTTCTACGAGCTAAAGGACCGGGGATTCATGGTACAACTTAAAGAACCCAAAGATCATGATTAAGCCTCCCCGCTTTAACATCGGAGACCGGGTTTATCACATCACCCCGGAGAGCCCTGAAGGCATTGTCATTGATGCCAAGTACAGCCTTCTGACCGGATCATGGGAGTACCTGGTGACCTTCGGGCCATTCACTGAAAGTCTTTGGTACTACGATGTGGAGCTGATAGAGCACCGGACATTCAATTCAAGTTCATATAAAAACGTGGAAGGATGAAAATACCAGCATCAAATGCCATTCAATTTGTACGGGGCAATGGCGCACCCCTGACTCATAAGCGAATACTCCCCAATGATCTCTGCCCGTGTGGGAGCAAAAAGAAGGTCAAACACTGTTGTGGCGTAAACGTCGCTGACAAGGGCTACTACTATTCAAGGCTGACGGATGAGCAGCTGGATGAGGTAAAAAAGAAGCGGGAAGCGGAACAGAAAGCGGCTGAAATGAAACAAAAAGAGGTGGAACTGGAACAGAAGTGACCGTAAACCATGGCAAAGTATAGCAAGAAGATAGCTCAGAAGATCTTTAGCCTCATTGAGAAGGACAGCTATACCATTGCCGAAATTTGCGCAAGTGTTGGTATATCAGAGCCTTGTTATTATCACTGGCAAAGAGAAAATAAAGAATTTAAAGCCGGCATCGCGCGTGCGCGTGACACGTTCACAGCCACCAAGCTGGTTCAATGTGAGAAGAGCCTTGACAAGTTGATCAATGGCTATGATTATGAAGAGGTCAAGACAGTGATGATTGATTCAGGTAAGCCGGGGCCCGACGGCAAGACAACGCCAAAGATCAAGGAGCGGACTGTTATCAAAAAACATATCATCCCCAGCCTTCCCGCTATTGTTCACTTCCAGACAAACCGGGATCCTGAAAACTGGCGAAATAGACAGACGACAGAACTGACTGGCAAGAACGGAAAGGACCTGATCCCTGACCAACCTATGACGCTAAAGGAGGCTCAGGCATTTCTTAAAGAGCTTACCGCAGAGATATGAGCCTTACCCAGCATCAAATATTGAGAAGCTATCTGCTTGCGGACATACTGACCTTTACAAGGTTTTTTTTTAAGGTAAGGTTCAAGCGTAAGTTTGTCGTTGGCGAGCATCACTTAAAGATTGCTGAGGCCCTAAACAGGGTGTTGTCAGGAGAGACCAAGAGATTGATAATTAACATTGCTCCCCGCTATGGCAAGACAGAGCTTGCCGTAAAGAACTTCATTGCTGCCGGTCTGGCGCTAAACTCCCGGGCAAAGTTCATCCACCTGTCTTACTCTGATGACCTGGTAAGGGATAACTCTTCGGAGGTGCAGGCAATCATGCGTACACCTGAGTATCAATCTGTCTTCCGCGCCTGCCCGACATCAACCAACTCAAAGAAGTGGTACACCCAGGATGGCGGAGGCTTATATGCTGTTAGCTCCAGTGGGCAGGTTACCGGCTTTGGTGCAGGCCTTGTGGAAGAAGAAGAGAAGAGAGAGCTGGATGGAGAGCTCGAGGATCTTGAAAGCACAATCTCAGACAATCAGGTTTTTGGAGGCGCAATCATCATAGATGACCCCATAAAGCCCGATGACGCCCTGTCTCCGCTGATCAGGAATAAGGTCAATAATAAGTTTGAAACCACTATCCGAAGCCGAGTAAACAGCCGTAACACTCCTATCGTTATCATCATGCAGCGGGTCCATGAGGAGGATCTTTGCGGATTTCTTCTTAGACAGGAGCCTGATGATTGGGAGGTTCTGAGACTTCCATGTATCTATATTGACGGCGGCGAAGAGAAGGCGCTTTGGTCCTTTAAGCATAACCTTGAAGAGCTGAAGAAGCTCAGGGATAAGAGCTCTTTTGTGTTTGACACCCAGTATATGCAGGACCCCAAGCCCCTCCAGGGCCTTATGTATGAGCAAGGGTTCAAGGAATACGAGATCCTGCCGGCCACAAGGCGCAAGACCCGCAAGAACTACACCGATACAGCTGACGAGGGGAAGGACTTCCTGTGTTCGATCTGCTACATCGAGACCGAGATAGGCAACTTCGTGACCGATGTGCTCTACACACAGAAGGCCATGGAGTACACCGAGCCAAAGATGGCAGAGATGCTGACCAAGCACGATATACAGGTGGCAGTCATAGAGAGCAACAACGGCGGAAGGGGTTTTGCCCGGGCGGTAGAGAAACTACTGCGGATCATGGGAAATAACAAGACCCGCATCAAGTGGTTTCACCAGGGGCTCAATAAGAACGTGAGGATCTTTTCACACTCTGCCGAGGTGCAGAACCTCACTTACTTTCCCCGTGGGTGGGACCGGCTTTGGCCTGACTTCTACCGCTCGCTGACCAGCTACATGAAGGTAGGTAAGAATGAATGGGATGACGCGGAGGATTGCGTTACAGGAACCGTGGAATTCAGAGACAAAGAGCAGGCCCAGGATGTAGCAGGCCTTTTTTAACATCAAATGTGAATCACTATAAAACACTTATACCATGAAAGACATCACCAAAGTACTGCAGCTCGATAACCCTGAAGAGATCATCCGGGAGTTAAAGACAGGCCGCGGGAGTGAGCCTCCGGAGACAGCAACATACAAGAAACAGATCGACCCTACCAAGCATGATGTGATGGATCCGGCCCTCCGTCCTGATAAGCGGGTCAAGGTTGACGCTGGCGAGGACACCGCCACCAGTGTCACCACCATGAATGTATCAGGAGAGGCAGGCGAGGGCTCTACCCGTCTTGAGCCTGTAGGAAGGATACCGGTCAGCCTGCAGAAGCTCATCGTCAAGCGTGCTGCAGCCTTCCTCTTTGGCAATGACGTTCTGATCAGCGCCGAGACCAAGACCGAGAAGGAGAAGCAGGTGCTGGAGGCCGTACAGAAGATTCTGAAGGCAAACAAGAGCAACTCCCTGAATAAGAAGATAGCCCGCACAGTGTTCTCCTGCACCGAGGCAGCTGAGCTATGGTTCCCGGTACCGGTAGAGAAGACAGTGACCGGCACCTCTGTGATCAGCAAGGTCAAGGATATGCTCAACAATGCCGTGGGCAATAAATTCCATGAGGCCTACGGCTTCAAGAGCAAGTTCCGCCTGCGCTGTGCTATCCTCTCCCCACTGTTAGATGATGCCCTGTTCCCGTTCTTTGATGAGACCGGTGATATGGTAGCCTTCTCCCGGGAGTACTCCATTGCCGAGGAGGAGGGTAAGAGCACTAAGTATTTTGAGACCTACACCGCTGACAGGAACATGCGATGGAAGCAGGATGACAGCGGGTGGATCGTTGATGAAGGCTATCCCAAGCCCAACATTATTGGCAAGATCCCTATCGTCTACGCCCGCCAGGAAGATGTTGAGTGGTCTGATGTGCAGTCCCTGATCGACCGCCTTGAGAAGCTGCTCTCAAACTTTGCTGATACCAATGACTATCACGCCAGCCCGAAGATCTTTATCAAGGGCAAGCTCATAGGCTTTGCCAAGAAGGGTGAATCCGGTGCCATCATCGAGGGTGAGGATGGATCCGAGGCCAAGTACCTCTCCTGGGAGCATGCACCCGAAAGCATAAAGCTGGAGAAAGAGACCCTCCTGAACCTGATCTACACCCTGACGCAGACCCCGGATATCTCGTTTGATTCAGTCAAGGGCCTGGATAACATCTCAGGCATAGCCCTGAAGCTCATGTTCCTCGATGCTCACCTGAAGGTAGCAGATAAGCAGGAGATCTTCGATGAGTACCTGCAGAGGCGCTGCAATGTGATCAAGGCCTTTGTCTCGAAGTTCAATACTGCCCTGACAACCGAGTGCGAGAGCCTTGAGATCACACCTGAGATCAAGCCTTACATGATCGATGATATTCAGTCCCTGGTTGAGATGCTGACCACCGCCAACGGTCAGAAGCCTCTTATCTCCCGCAAGCTCGCTGCATCGCTCTCAGGCCTTGCCAGTGATGTGGATGCCGACTTCGAGCAGATGGAGCAGGAGCGCAAGGAGGATAGTTTTGTCGAAGTAACTGAGCCGACTATCTAAGTCATGGGCTTTGCCATCCGTACAACACCTGAGCAGCTGCGCCGCCGGCTGATGGAGTATCACGATAAGATCATCGCTGATATGACTGAGGCCTACATTATGGCATGTACGGAAGCAGTCAACCGGGCCAGGTCCACCAATACCTACAAGGACCAGACAAACAACCTGCGGTCATCTATCGGGTTCGCGCTTTACTATGATGGCCAGATTGTTCACCAGGATTTTATAACCAAAGGAACGGGTACGGGTGGCGCTACTGAAGTGAGCGATAAACCAAAAGGAGAGACCAAAACCCCACGTAAAACCAAGACGCCAAAAGATATTTCTGGTCTAAAGGGGATTCAGAGGGGTGAGAATTTGGCAAATGAGGTAGCACAAAAATATATGACCGGTTTTGTTGCCGTCATCGTGGCCGGTATGCCATATGCCGCATATGTTGAAGCAATGGGGCTCGACGTACTGACCGGCAGTATTTTCGGTTTGCGAGTGCTTTTGCAGAAACACTTCAACATCATCAATCGTCAACATGGCACCAAATACAGGGCTCTGAAACTTTATATGATCCCGAAAAAGAAGTACTATGATTGACCCTGAGAAAGCAAGCATAGCGGCACAGCAGGCAAAGATCTATAAGGAGATCCAGAAGCTGATTAAAAATGTATACAAGCAGACCATCTCCTTGCCTCAGATAAAGAAGATCATGACCTCTGATGAGATGTTCCGACTGCGGGAAAACCCATCAATAGAAAGGGCCATTAACGAGATGCTTGCTACTGCCCGTCATCAAATAGGATCTCAAATACTCAATGGAGTTGAGGCAGCATGGAGCGCCGCAGAGACACAGGTATGGAAGGACACATCCTCTAAGCTCATCAGGATGGAGCAAGAACAAAAGATCCTGGCGCAGATACACGCAGAAGCCACCGCCAGCGTCCGCCAGGATGCAGCCAAGGCCTTCTTCAATGAGAAGCGTGACGGCCTGAAAGTCTCTGACCGTATATGGAAAGCCACAGAGGGGATCAAGACCGAGATGGAAGCAATGATCCAGCAGGCAATGATCGAGGGAAAGGATTCTGATCAGCTGGCCCGCGAGCTGGAGAAGTTCCTGAAGGATCCTGACCGGCTCTTCCGCCGGGTCCGGAACCCTGAAACCGGTAAGCTGGAACTGAGTGAGGCAGCCAAGAAATATAAACCAGGCACGGGCCGGTACCGGTCCTCCTACAAGAATGCGCTGCGCCTTGCCTCGACAGAGATCAACCGGGCATACCGTCAGGCTACATGGGAGAGCTACCAGAATAACCCACTGATAGTAGGTTACGAGATCCAGCTATCGAATAATCACACCTGCTCCGATGGCAAGGGTGGTATCATACCAGGGTGGAGCGACATCTGTGACGTGCTTCAGGGGCGTTATCCGAAGGTATTCAGGTGGCTTGGCTGGCATCCTCATTGTTATTCTGATGATACTGAGGTAATGACTGAAAGAGGCTGGAAGCTATTTAAGGACCTGCTTCCTGATGATCGGATTATGAGCCTGAATCCTAAGACACGAATGCCCGAGTATGTCCGGTTTATCAATAGTTTCAACTATGCCTTTGACGGGGACATGGTTCATTATAGTAACAGATCGCTGGATATGCTTGTCACCCCTGATCACAGAATGGTCTACTTGGATAAAACCAATGGCAGGATCCGGACTGATAAGCTGGCAGTGGATTACTCTAAGTTCAACGGCGGGCTCTACAGGAGTTCTGAATACCAGGCAGAGGATATAGCCTCAATAACGATTGGTAATACCACCATGAGCTTTGATCTGTTTGCTCAGTTTATGGCATACTATCTTTCTGACGGCTCGCTATTCTGGACCAGGCGAAACCAGCTCAAGATTACTCAGATCAAGGATAAGAGTCCTGAAGTTTACGACGAAATTGCCTCCCTGCTTGATAAATTACCATTTAAGCATACACCCACGAAGGAGGGATTTTATCTCTCTTCTCCTGAACTCTATGAGTACCTGAAACAATTCGGCAAGTGTACTGATAAGCATGTGCCGGCAGAGATTAAACAGGCATCCAGGAGGCAGATTGAGATATTCCTGAGTGCATATGTGTCATGCGACGGACACAGCAGGAAGAATAGGCCATTTATCGGGAATAGAGGCACATTATGCTCTTCAAATAGGGCTGAGCGGAATTATTCTACCTCTTCTAATCAGATGGCATCTGACCTTGGAGAGTTGATTTTGAAAATGGGAAGGCGCCCCAGCTTTAGCCTGGTTAAAGTAAAGGGCGTCGCTCAACAGCATCGCAACGGAGTTTATATAGGCAATGCTGACATATGGTCGATCCGGGAGTGCTATTCTGAGACAGCCACGGTATTTAATAAGGCTCTTGTGCCTTATTCGGGTAGGGTATATGACGTAGAGCTGGAGCGAAACCACATTATGTACGTCCGCAGGAATGGTCGCTGCGTATGGGGAAGTAACTGCCGATGTAGGATGATCGCCATCATGATCAGCCGGGAAGAGTGGGCCGAGAGGGTTAAGGCAAGGGCCGAGGACAAGCTGGATGAGTGGCAGCCAAAGAACCCCGTGACAGCGATGCCGGAGGCCTTTAACAAGTGGATCAAGGATAACACCAGGCGCATCGATGCCGGCAGGCATACGCCGTACTGGATACAGGATAACTTCAAGGGTGGAAGGATATCCCGTGGACTAAAGGAGGGCATTGT